GCAATAAATGCCGCACTTGATTATGCTGAGAAAAAAGGATACACATATGACAAAGAAGAAACCGCAGATAAAATTGGAGCAGGACCGAAAAAACCATCAGAGGGAAAGACAAATAGATTCACCATAACACTAAAAAAAGACGATAAAGAACAAAAAAAAGCGTTACATATTCAAGTGTATGGTATGGGTGAAAAATATGAATTGAATTGTTATATTAGTTAATTAAGATTATGAAAATACTTGTAAACGAAGAAGATAAAAAATACATTCAAGAATGTCTTGAAAATGGTGAGGTTTTAAAAGAAGACCTTAGACGTTGGTTTAAGGAAAAGTGGGTGGACGTAAGTCGTAAAGTTGATGGTAAACATCCCCCATGTGGAAGAAAGGATGCGGATGGTAAAGCGTACCCAAAATGTAGACCATCTAAGAAAGTTTCTAAAGAAACACCTAAAGTTGCTTCTTCATATGACAAAAAAGAAAAGAAATCTATGACACAACAGAAAAGAAGGGCGGAAAAAGAAAATCCAAAATCGGGTAAGGGTAACGCACCCACATTCACTCGTTTCGATGAAAATAGAACCATTACATTAGACTTTACGGAATTTATTGAGTCATACCCCGCACCAAAAATTGTGTCTCTTAATGAGTCTAAAAATCAATTAAGTGAGGGTTTATTATTTCATATTCAAAATGAAAAACCATTAATTGAAAACGTATTCAGAATATACTCTGAAAAATTCTTTGGTTTGTTTAACGAATCAAGAGAATTATTAAACAAAGGTATTCTTGAAGTTTCTGGTGATGATTATGAATTATTAATGACAGATATCGGTAAAACGGGTATATACGAAGGTGAAGAAGTTTATTTAGATATTCCGTTTGTATTAAATGAAGAAGAATATCTTGTTGAAGCAAAACACAGAGGAAAAAATGTAAACTTGGGTAGACCTTTTAGAACTCCTGGTGGACCAAAAAAGTTTGCGGTTTATGTAAAGAACAAGAGTGGTAATGTTGTTAAAGTAACTTTTGGTGACCCAAATCTTAAAATAAGAAGTAGTAATAAAGCTGCTGCAAAATCATTTAGAGCTCGTCACAAATGTGACCAAAAGAAAGATAGAACTACAGCAGGATATTGGAGTTGTAACGTATCGAGATACAGAAAGGCTCTCGGTATCAAATCATCAAACCCTTGGTAATGGATTTTCCATTTAAAGAAGAACAACAAGGCGGGTTTCACATTAGAACATTTCCATCGGACTTACCTGATATGGAGTTAAAATGGCATTTTGATGAAGAAGATAGAACTGTTGTTTGTGAATATGAAACAGATTGGATGTTTCAAATGGACGATGAACTACCAACCACTATAAAAAAGAATACCCCCATTTTTATTCCTGAGGGTACGTATCATCGTATCATAAAAGGAACAGGAGACTTAGTTGTCAAGGTAAAAAAACACCTGAACTCCACACTCACTAAGTAATTGCATACTTTTCATTTGGGATTCCTCCCATTTTTCTTTGTTCTTGGTTGTACATACTCGTTTACACCAAACAACTTTCACCCCCGAATTTACAATACCACGAGCACAATCCATACATGGAAGACCCGAGGTCAAATAAATTGTGGAGTTTTTTAAAGATACCCCGATTCTTGCGGCATTATATATTGCATTTCTTTCAGCATGTTCAAACCAAAAGTATTTTTCAGGTCTTTCCTGACGTTCTTGTTTTGTATCGTCCATTCCCCTTGGAAATGAATTATAACCCGTAGAAAGGACCTCATTGTCTTCTCCGACGATTACCGCACCTATCTGAGTAGATTGGTCTTTGGATTTTAATTTAACCTGCTCCGCTAAACCTAAAAAGTATTCGGTCCAATTCATATTAATTTTTGTGGTATCCAATACCATACCCTATCTTCTGAGTATCGGTTTAAAGATTTACCTTCCCTTTTTTCGATTATTTTACTTATTTGTTGAATGTGATTACTATTAGATATATCAACCCCAACCATATATCCCGAACCATCTTTTAAATGAATGGTTTCTTTAATTGGATGTTTATACTTACCCTCATCGTATAAGATTAACATTTTAACCATTTCATCCTTTTTCATTTTACACTCAATACTTCTTTGGTGTATTAATTTTTCAAGGACACCCAATCTTAATTTACTATAATCAATTTCAGACATAATTGCAAATATACCGAATATTTTTTGGAAATCAAAAGAATTTTTATTATATTTTCAATATGGAATTTGTTAGTGATTTTAAAAAGGATTTAAAATTAGGTCAGGAGGGAGAAAAAAGGGCTGCTAAAATTTTTGAAATACCTGTAACGGGTATTGAGGTAAAAGACGACCAACAAGCACTATATACAGGTAATCTTTTTATCGAATATGAAAGTAGAGGTAAAAAAAGTGGAATTTCTACAACGGAAGCAGAGGTTATATTTTTTTTAATTAAAGGAAGTGCGGGTGGATTATTTTTCTATACAGAAGAACTTAAAAAGATATTAAGACCACTAATTAAAACACACACGATTGTGGGTGGTGATAATAATACAAGTAAAGGAATATTAATTAGTGTTTCTGAATTAATGAAACTACGTGTAAAATAAAAAACCCCCGATTTCTCGAGGGTTCTTTATATATTAAGATATAGATTATCTTAAAGTGTCAAGACTGAATGTAGTCAATCCGAATACGTCGATTACACCATAGTAACGGTTGTTAACCATTTTCTTAGCGTATCTCGTCATAATACCCTTAATTGGGGTAAAGTTGAACGGATTATACATAGTCGGAGTCAACTGTAGAGGTACATATGGTGCGTAGATGTAACCAGCGTCTAACAATGACTTACCTTTGTGACCGATGATTACTTTACCTGATGGTAAGTAAGGGTCACGGTACACTTGGTAACGACCTGCTAAAGAACCGATTTTCTCGATACCCATGTTGTATTGGTCTTGCTCAGGAGCTGCGTTTGATACGTGGAAATATTCCAAATCATCAAATACTGCAGATACCTCAGAAGATACTACAATCCAGTTAGCTCCACCACGAAGAGTTGTCTTGTGGATTTGAGCAGATACTTGGTTAATTTTGGTAACCAAAGTTTGGTTCCAATCCTTTTGAGTATAACCCAAGAATGGAGTGTTACCACTTGCTCCGTATCTCCATTCGTTGTAGTCCCACTTAGCTCTCCAAGCGGCACCTTTACGAAGGTCACGAAGAATTTCACGGTCAATTTCAGCCGCAACTTGCTCAGACAATAAAGCTGTTAATTCAGCTTCAGCGTCGATGTTGTGGAATGCTGACACGTCTTGAGCCAATTCAGGAGACCAGCTAGCTCTTAACTTTCTTTCAGAAACAGAAACTGTTACTGATTGAAGGTCGAAAGATACTTCACCGATTTCTTCTTCGAACTCAAGAGATGCATATGACCTGTATCTTACAACAACGTTAGCAATTGCCAAGTCGTTACCAGAGAAGTCAGAAGCTGTGAAACCTGATACTGCGTCATATGACTCAAGGTCAACTGCCAAGTAGATTTTACCTTCTTCATCACAGATGTCTTGGAATTTGTCCATGTTAGTACCGCCTTTTTGACCGTACTCGATAAGACCTTTACCATATTTCTGTGTTACAACGTTGAAATTTTTAACACCATTGTTTGCAGTTGTGTTACCAGTAATTTCAACAGTTAAAGATGAAAGGAACTCGTCGGTATCCATAAGGCTACCATCAGCACCTAACAATTTACCTTGTCCTGCTTTAGTGAAACCACTAAGAACAACAATTGCACTGCTAACGGCTGCACCACTTAGGGCGGTTGCACTTTCAGTTGGTACACCATTGCTGAAAGTTACGAAAGCGAAAGCCGCAACTGTGTTAGTTGTAGCAGCTCCTTTAGAGTAATCGAAGATACCAGCAGAATCTGAATCATCGGCCTCATAGAAACGGTCATAAAGACTTCTTGTATTACCGCTATAAGCTGCGTTAGGGTCAGCCTCTGAATTAGGATAACCGAAAGGTGCAGTTTTTCCGTCTGCAATTTTAGGTACAAAGAAGAACAATTTACCGATTGGTAAGTTCATTGCTTGTACAGAAACGATGTCGTTTGCTAACAATTTAGAGAAAACGCGACGAATGATTGGGAAAACCACGGTCTCGAAAGAACCACTTGCATCAGAAGTTGCTGCTTCGTTGATTAAGTAAGACGCTTGGTTTTCGTATAATTGTGCTACGTTATCTTTTTGGTGACCGTCAAGTCCTTCGAGGAATCCGAGGTCATCCCATTTTTTGATGGTATCTTCTTTGATAACACGAAGGTGCTTAAGACCGATGTTACCAACCATACCTGATTCTAATAATGCTCCCATTTTAGTATTTTTTTTGGTTTTTTATTGTTTATTTTTATTATTTCAACTTACCCATCAAGTCTCTCATTCTTCTGAACTGAGGATTCTCATAAGCTTTTGACTCTGAAAGAACCTCACTTGAAGATGAAGTGCTTGGTGCTGTAGTTATTTTTTCAACCACCGATTCGGTCACTGGTTTTTTAGTGTCTAATTCGGTTTTAATTGATGCATAAAGATTCTTAGACTCCTTCAAGGTTGAGATTGAATCGAATCTTTTAAGAATATTTAGTTTTTCCTGTTTTGTTGTGGAATGTTCTGTGAACAAACGAGTGGCATATGCTAAATTGGCGTTGAAAACAGCAACTTCGTTAAGTTTTTCCTTGAATAAGACAAGTGCTTTTTTATACTCGTCGTTTTGTTTTTTCAAGTTTTGAACTTCTTCGTTGATTTCCTTTGCTCCAGCCGCGAATAATTTCTTACTCTTAATACCGGCTCTTGCACCACCATGAGGATTCCATTTTGTTCTTGCGGCTTCACCCACTTCTTGTTCATGGGGTTCGTCAAAAGTAGTTTCAGAAAACTCTTTTTCAGTTTCTTCTTCTTTTGGTTCTTCTTCTTCCTCACCAAGTTCGATTTCGTAAACTACTTCATCGACACCGTTTACTTCTTCATTCCATTCTTCAGTTGGCATGTCAAAAGTTTCGTCGATAGCTTCATCCGCAGCTTCTTCTTCATCTAACTTAATGATGTACTCATCGTCACCATCTTCAAGTTCAATTTGGTCATCATCTTTTTTAACAATGATTCCATCTTCAGGTCCCATAGCTTTGAAGACTTTCAAAACTTCGTCTTCATCGGCACCTGTCATGTCAACAACATCATCTCCCATTTCGTCAGAATCTTCTGAGTCCATTTCTGCACCCGTATCAGAACCCATTTCATCTTCTGGATTCATTTCATCTTCTGAGTCCATAGAATCGATGTCTTTAGACATTTCATCATCGCCCTCTTCGTTATCGAGACCACCTTCTTCATCCCCAGTTTCTACTGGTACATCATCTGATGCCTCTTCTTCAGAATCGGGTTGTTCTGCAACAACCTCTTCCTCTTCTTCCAATGATTCTTTTAGCAAATCGTTTAGTTCTTGTTTCATTGTAGAAGCAAGTATACCCTTTGCATTTGCTTTGACTGCCTCTTCAAGTGTCTGCACCTGAAGTAACGCTTGTTCTAAAATAGATTTTTCGCTCATTTGGAGTTTTATTTTCTTATAAATATTATGATTATGTAAAAAAATACTTTTTACGATATTAAAATCTTAAATAAATTAGATTACTTAGATAGAAAAGTGTCCAATTTTGACATTAAAGTTTTCATTCTATCCGACTGCGGGTCGCTTTCTTGAATAGATTCTTGATAGTTGTCTCTTTCACTTGGGTCCTTAAAAATATAAGCACCGGGAGTAGATGGAGATGATACTAAATCAAAACACACCAATTCGAAATCATCTTGTACCATGTTTTGACCTTTTATATTTTTTAATGAACCGACTCCTCTTGAGGATATACCTAATGTTACACCATTCATTAATAACATCGCCGCTTGGTCTCCCTTAGTACTAACAATACCCATCTTCTTCCAACCAGGTGACGTAAATAACTTTAGTTTACCCATTAGTATTTTACCATCCCACCAAGTTTCAAGAATAGAGTGTGAAACTCTATCTAAATCAATTAATGAAGATGTTGGGTGATTAAGTTCACTTAATGCTCCACCCTTTTGAATTAAATTTTGATATTTTTCAGCTTCTCTTTTTAAAATGGTTTCAGGATATACTCTACCATTTTTATTTGGAGTATCGAATTTTTGTAAAACAGCATAAAGAATTACATCCTGTGAAAAATCCATGTCTTTCATCTCGGATATAATCTTTTTGTTTTCTTTCGGGGAAACGTGACCTGCGTCGTATTCTATTAAAATGCCCTTACCAGTCTCATTAGGCCCAAGTACTTTCATTTATCCTTTTATATAATAAATACCACAATACTGAATTAATTCTTTGTTTTGTAGAAATTAAACAAAGTTTCGTCAGTTAATATGGTATCCACTATAGTTACGGATAGGTCTGTGACAATCTCTTTTACCTCTTTAATCTTAATATCGAAGTACTTGTCCACATATAAAGTTATCTCCAAATCCATAAAAGACCTTTTGTTAGTTTTTACACCACTAGTTTTGATGTCTAAGTCCACTATGGATTCTGGCTTGAAATATTCAGACCTTAAATCGTAAATTTTCTGTTTTATTTTTCTCCTTGTTTGTGATATGACCCTATCAAAGTCACAATTATCATCGTTTGGTTGCGTCCACGAATTTAATTGAACGTAGATTGTTTTTAAATTTTTATAATCAACTGTCCCATAACCAATTTTTACGTTTTTATGGACACCAAGTTTTATAAATTTTCCTTTTTTCATTAATATTATTCATACTTAATATATTTTATGGTGTATTTAAAATATACAGAATAAACTTAACAAAACCAAATTTCTTACTTATATTTAAAAAAAACGATTATGATTATTGTCAATGTTTCAAAAGAAAAAAACCTTGAGTTCGCACTAAAAAAATACAAAAACAAGGTTCACAAAATAAAACAAACTGAAGAACTAAGAGGTAGACAAGAATATGTTAAACCATCAGTTCAAAAAAGAAATCAAAAGCTCAAGGCAATTTACAAAGAACAACTAAACAGAACTGATAATTAATCTAAGTTCTTATTCAATTCAATAAGTCTGTAGTAATTAAACTTACTAATTTCTGATTCAGTAATATTCTTTTTAACCTCTGTTAACTTTGTCAACAAAGAAGAATCAGAACTCTCCGTTAAAATCTTTTCAATTTTCTGAGACATACTTTCTCTCAATGAATTCATCTCCCTATTTAATTCTTCGGATTTCATTGAAACAATTTTCTTAAAAGTTTCCTTTTGTTCCTCATTCATAAAATCAGTAAACTTCGTATTAAAGTTGTTTACCAATACAGCAGTAAGTAATGATTGATTATCGGTATAAGATGTTGATTCCGAAACATTAGATGATTTTGGTGAAGTAAGATGTGATATGAGTCTTTGTTTGGCGTTTACCTTTTTTTCAACATTTAACAATGATGATTGTTCAGATAAAACATCTAAACAATCATAAATTTCATTTTTTAAAGGAGTTACACTTTTTAAAATGTTGCTAAGATTGAATTCCTCCTCACCCAATAGTTTTGATTTTTCAACTAAAAGGTTTTCTATTTGTTCAACAAACAATCTAGCGGTATCCACATTTGGAATGTGTTTATTTTCAACATCCTCATAAAACAAATACATTTCAATCAAATTTTTATTTGATTTTATTTGTTTTAATAAATCTTTTACATCTGATTTTTTATCAGAAGTGAAAGACTCGGTTAACTTAACCAACAATTTTGTTTTTACATTACCAAAATTTGACATCTTATTCTTCGTTTAATATATCTTTTAATTTATTTTCTATCTCATAAATATTCTGTTGAGCCTTATTAATATCAAAAAGGTCATTAATATTGTCGCCCTCACCTAACATTCCTAAAATATTACGTTTTTTAGTTGATTCACTTAATGGTGCTGCTGGTTCTGCTCCCCCCGCAGGTGGCGGAGGTCCACCCATATTACCACCCATATCACCACCCGAAAGTGCACCACCTCCAGCCGCGTCCGCACCTTGCTGTCTTTCTTCTTCAGGTACACCATACTTGGCATCCACATCGTCAAATATACCTGAACGTTTAATAACGTTTTGTGTATTTTGTAATTCCATACCCATAGCCCTTTCAAGTCTTTGTTGTTGTAAATCCAACAACACCTCACTATCACTCATTCCAAGAATATTTTTCTTAGCCCATGTATGTGATACTGGTAAAATACCAACTTGAGATTGGTCAGATGTCGCATTTTTATAAAGTTCAATCTTTTCTTTCCATTGTTCAATCTTTAATAAATCAGATTGTGCTGATGGATTTGTTAATGAAAGAGTGAAGTTATTTAATTCATCTTCCATTCCAAGAAGGTATAGGTGAACAAGAGCAATCTTATTCAATTCTTGAATTAAAGATTTTTGAATTCTATTGATTGTTCTTGCGAAACGAATATCCATTAACGCAAGTTGTTTACCATCACCAACAACTTCTTCAAATCCTAAAAATGCCTTTGGAATTCTAAGAGCCGCCAATAGTTTCTTTTGAATATACTCAATATCCGCAATCTCTCCTAAGTTTTGTGCTCCCGCTAAAGTTTCAATTGGATTGGTTTGTGCCGGGTCACGAATAGGAATGAAATAATCTTGGTCAACCGCCATTTGATTATATCTCATATCCACCTGACCATTTCTTGGGTCAACCACCTGGTCCCTTTTGAATTTATTAGCAACACGTTGAACATATTGTTCAATGTCCTTATCATCCATGTTACCAACAAATACTTTAAATACACGTCTTTCAGGTGCTCTTGTTGTTCTATAAATTAACATTGCATCTTCCGCAAGTAACAATTGTTTCCAAATTCTTCTAATCTTATCCAACATAGATGTACCATATGGAAGTTTTCTATCATCACCAAGTAATCTAAAGTGAGCGATTTCCCATGCTTGGAATTCCAATTCCTTGTTCTTCCATTGAAATCTCAATTCTCTTGTTGGTGCTTTGATATCTCTTTGATTTGGTGTCTTTGATTCTCTACCCTCTATTCTTTCTATTTCAATATTTGGTAATTGTTGGCAACCAATGATACCTTTTTCAGGGTCAATTTTTAAATAAACAAAATCATCACCATACTTACAAACACCTCTAGTCCACATCTGTAGGTTTGTGTTTAAATCTAAACGGTTAATAAATAAATCTTCTAAAATTTGTTTGATACGAGTTGACTCCGAGAATATTGTTAGAATATCACCCTTCTCAGAAAGTGTAGTAGACTCTTCAGAGTAGATATCAAGTGCTGCTGAAATTTCAGGAGTAAACTCCATGGATTCGTAGTCATAATATGCTGCTAATCTATTTGGTTCATAATAGACGGATTGATTATAAAGAGATTGTTCGAGTTTTGTCCATTTATCTGCAATGTATTGGCTCTGTTGAGCTTGTAACATTGCTTTTTCATACTCTTCTCTACTATTGGTTTTGATTATCTCATCCCTTGAAAAATTAAATGACGGGGTTTCTTCAGGTCTTTGATTACCCGCAAACCCAAACATTTTGGTTAATCTTTGGAATACTGTTAAATTGTTATCCGCCATGTATATAAATAGTTTTCTTTAAAATATAAATAATTTGTTCAGTATAATAAAGTTGTGTGGTATTATTTTCTTTTAGAGAAAAGCCAAGAATATTCCTTGTATTGGTCCTTACCTGGCACCCCAAAATTGGTATTTACACTTTGTTTTCCGTCAGTTTGCATCGCACCAATTTGGTCAAATGCAGTTCCATACGAATAAAAAGCTTTATTTGGTTCATATGTTCTCTCAGCTAAAGCCCAAGATTCCATCATAGCTTTGTTTTTGGAATCATTCCTCTGTAACTGATTAAAACTTATATCTCCAGCATATAACGCCATTGACAAACTCATAATGGCATCATCATGAGCACCCTTCATATGGTCGGGTCTTCCATTTAAGTAAACAAACGTACTTAACTCATTTAGTAAACGACTTGACCTAACACCAAATCCCTTTCTCAATTGTTCTTCAAATGCGGCAACAATTTGTGTTCTCTTGTTGTTGAAATTGATACCGGGAATTTTTTCCATTGCTTTTCTATTATAATCCCAAATGTTCTTAGTATTCATCCCATCAATAAACAAGTTTTTGTAATTCATTTCTTGTAGTTTTCTTGATGTTGCAATGCCCATTCCACCAGTAATATCAACCACGATGAACGCGTCATAAAGAATACCCCATTTGTAGCACACTCCCGCCAAATCGTCTGGCGGCATCTTACCAATATATTCCGCAACTTGTTCTCTTTCATCGAAATCAATAATGCTTATTGAGGAAAAATCTTCACTATCTCCACGACTAACATCCACACCCATAATGTATCTATGACCTTGTACAGGTTCTTTCCATTGCCAAAAGGTACCCTGCATGTATTTTTCTTTAGGTACTCTAATTAAATTTTTTGATATGTTTTCTTGAATATCGCCAGGTATAACTCCATCACCTGAACCTAAAAAGTCACATTCTAATTCCTGAGCAATTTTACGTCTGTCGTATTTGAATTTTTTAGACATCGATTCAAACCAAGACGAAAATGGTTTATAACCCTGTTCTTCGTACTCTTGATATTTTTCTATATCAAATTCATATAAAACTACTTCATTATCATCGTATTGTTCTCTATTCAACATATAATGAACAATGTCATTACATTTAACCCATCTTAAATCTTTTGTATAACGTGGGTCCTTAAACCAACGTAATTCCGTAATATGAAAATCATTTATCTTACTAACTGCTTGGTCGTATACACCATAATAAATCGGGTCATATCCGTTTGGGGTTGAAATAAGAATAATCTTACCTCCTGTTGACAAGGACGCCATAGATGCAGCCCAAAAGTCATCTCCCGCTTCGATATATGCTGCCTCATCAAAAATAAGAATTGTAGGTGTATAACCACGTAAGGCATCCGCAGATGTTGCAACTGCTTTTACCTCACAACCATTGTTTAATCTAAATCTACTCTCTGAGTTTTTATCAGGAGAAAACCCAACATTAATCCACTCTGGCCATTGGTCTAAGAAATGACGAATTTTATTTGCCATTTCTATCGCCGTATCACGTTTGTTTGCAATTACAAGTACCCTTTCAGGATTATCTGTATTTGCCAATTGTAGTCTTCTTGAAATCCACGCTGCGGTTACTGTTGATACACCCGCCTGTCTATACTTTCTTGTTATGTTATCGTTATATTCTTCGTAATCTTTAATTAACTGAATTTGGTCCGGAAATAATTCTAATGGAACAAACTTTTTTTGTGTATTATCATAAGTTGTTAAGTATGTTTTTAATGCATACACAACATCTTTTTTAATACGAGCATATTCTTTTAATTGTAATAGTTTTTGATTGTCCATATATATAAATATGAAAAAAGGGTGGTTTAACCACCCTTTTCTTATTGGTCGTCATCAGATAACCTTATTCCGAGACCCCCTAAGAAGTCCCCAAGGTCATTATCGTCAGTATTATCTGTAATGTTATCTAAATCTTCATTAAATCTGGCTACAGCATCTTGATAGTTTTGGTCTTTGAACATTTGGTCAATACCTTGCATCAATTCACCCATCAAACGTTTACCATTCTCAGAACCCGAAACAACTTCTTTCATGAATACTAAGAAATGTTTTGCGGGAAGTTTAAAAATCTCAACCATCAAATAGTTTTGTAACTCTACTTTATTTTCATCAGTTAAAATATCTTCAGGAAATTGTCTTCTAATTCTATCCCAAATTGCCGGACCTAAACGTAAATCCCACATTTCTTTTTCAAGAGTATCTTCAGAACCTTCAATTTCAGACCACGTTTCTTCATCTTCATTTCCTTCTTCGTCGGTAGGTCTTCCTTGAATTGCGAATAATTCCATAATACCTTTAATCAATTCATGAACAAGTATTGGAAAGTTAAGACCTCTCGCAACGATTGTTGGTGGTGTTGTATTTCTTTTTACTTCTTCTTTTCCTCCGACACCACCTCCACCACCGCCGTCCATCATCATTCTCATTGTCTCATCACTTAACTGCCAATATAGAGTGTCATTAATTGACATCAAAATACCATATTGTGCAATTATATTATCTGAACCTGTAATTTCTCTGATTCTATCTGCTGCGTAGTGATACATGTAGTGACCTTTTTTAGAAGCACCTTGTATCATATTATTTATAAGTCTTCTTTTCGCCTTTTCCATGGTCATTGACTCCAAATCTGTCATCAAATCTTGTTCAATATCGACAGGGTCAACGTTTTGTTGTTGTTGAATCTCACGGTTGAAATTCTGAGTATTAATTTCGCCCATACCAACAATCTTAGCATCGAATTGTAATGCACCTTCAGGTATTGCCATTTCTTTCATTACTAATTCAACCGCAAGTCTTTCTAATTCTTCTCTATGAGCAGACTCAGTTTGAACAATTTCATTATGGGCCGTCATCATCATTTGAGCTAACGGCATGACACCTTGTTCACCTTGCATAGGAGTATTAACACCAGTATATTCTCTAACTTTCGATATTACTTGTCTGTATCTTTCAGAAGCAAGTAATTCTTGGAAATTCTTATTTGGTTCTTCACCCGTAGAAGGTAAAGGAATCTTTTTTAAAGGAGTGTCTCCTTGTGTTAATTTATTTTGTATACCCTGATATGGTCTATCAGGAGTATCAAAGTCCATTGCCATTTCGTCTATGTTTTCCCTTAATATAGACAATAAATTCTTTTTAGAAAACTCCATTATTTTTTCTTTTTTTCTTCTCCCATTGCTTTGGGTTTAGGGTCCTTTCCGGGTCCTGGCTCATATGGAGTTTTTGGTTTACTTGGTTTTTCAGTTGGGGGCGCGTCAGGAATTACTTCGGGTTCATTCGGTTTAGTTTCAGGTTGATTACCAACAATTGAATCATACGTCATGAATTCAGGAACACCATTGTGTCCTTTTGTTGCCTTAGTCATTGGCATTGGTGATGCAGTCTCTCTAATTTTTTCTGTAATTATCGATAAAATATCAGATTTAGAGGTGAATTGTGAAAATTTTGATTCTGTCAAATCCATAACCCACTCATTCATACTTTCTCTTTTAACACCTTTCCACATTGCCGCAGCTGCTTTAGTCTCATTAATTCCCTTTTCTTTTTTACTACTATCTATTCTCTTAACAGGAGTCTCAATCATTTTCTTTATAGCCGCTTTAACTTCCTCATCTGTTACCTTTCTTCCTAATTTTTTTTCCATCTCAGTTTTAAACCATGACATAGTCATTTTGTTAGAAGATTCTTCATCAAGCTCGTAACTTTTTTTACCTCTGGCACTATATTTTGATTCTTCCTTTTTTTTGTCTTTGATTGTCTTTTCTCTAAATCTACCATCATATGCCCCTTGCTTAATCATATCATCTCTCTTCGCACCCGACCTAATTGAATCGAGTTTTGAAGCAATCTCATCCTTGTTAGGTATTTTGGTTTCATCCTCTTTCATTTCTTCCTCGTATGTAACGATTGTTTGATTTGATTTTTTAGCGTTAGCGACTTTCTGTGTAAGTTGTGGGTCTTTTTTAGATATCATCACATCTTCTTCAGATAGTACCGTTTTGGCTAAAGTGGCAAGTTGTCCATCACTCAAACGAGATAAGGTTTTTTCAGAAAAACCTTCAAATAACAACTTTTCAATTATGTCTTTACGTTTCATATTTCTTTAAATTTTAGTTCTTGTTTTTCTAATAAATAACCTCTCGATTTTAATTTTTTTGTTACCGATTCGATACTTTCACCAAAACGGAAAAATAATCTTTCAAACTCTAAATCGAAATTAGATTTTTCCCAAGCCATGGCGATTATACCATCCACAGCATCAATAACACCGAAGTAGTCTGAATTTTGAATTAATTCTAAAACTAAATCGGTGTCTTTGAGTAATCCAACCAAGTCTATGTATTCAATCCTTGGGGATTTTAATGTCATTGTAGAAGATGCGGGAACGTCAAACCATTCCTCCATGTCAATCTCAGTTCCTTCGCTGAATATGAATTCGTACTGTTTTTGACCTTTATAATCTGAGCCGATTTCATTGACATAGATTAGACGCATCTTACTTAAAGTATTTTCCTAAAGTCTCTTCAATACTTTTGTTAATATCTCTTTTAATTTCATCTAAATCAAGTTCTACCACATCTCTTTCGTTCACACCGATATCAGCGAACTTTTTTAGGTTGATTTCTTCATCTTGAACCGCAGGCATATTAACAAAACTCTCTAATTTATCCATTGTTTCACCCAATTCAGATTCACCATCTTCAGGTTCTTCTTCTGCAGGTATTTCTGGTTCTTCGGCCGGCATTTCCGGCTCTTCACCACCTTCTTCAGATTCCTCTCTTTCAAACTTCTTAGCAATTTCCTCGATATCATCGTCCTCAAGTTTTTCTAAGTTTACTGCTGAAATAACCATGTTAAGAACATACTTGATATCATCACTTTCCATCTTCTCTTTTTGGTCTCTCAATTCTTGACCAAGTTTACCAGCGAATTTTTGAATTTCCGCCATGTAGTCGGATGGTTTACCCTCAGCACTCATTTCGTCTGATGGTATTTCACCTTCCGGTGCGGGTTCCATCCCCGCATCTTCAGCTGGTGGGGGTGGAACTTCTCCTCCTTCGGGTGAAGGTGGTGGAGGTGGGATTTCTCCCCCTTCTGGTGCTGGTGGGACTTCCATAGTAGGTTCCACAGGGGGAGCCTCTTGTTGGTCCTTATTCTGTTTTAAAACATATTTTGTAGCTTCTTGTAATTCTTGACCTTTAAGTAATTCAAGTCTTTTTAATGCTTCGGAATATGAATTAAATTTATTTTTATTCTTCATGAATAGACCACCAATGTAGTCTAATGAACCTTCGTTTAAACCTTTTTTAACATAGTAACCATCCTTTTCTTTAACAATACCATATACACCATTTGCAGACTCAATTATGTGTTCCGCTTTACTGGATTTGGTTACTTTAGGTTTATTACCGTAATAAGTTAATTCGAGAATTCTCTTTAACTTATCGTCTCCGTGAAGTTTTTCACTTCCTAATGGTTTTAAATCTCCCATGTTTTTAATTTATTGATTGTATATTATTCTAGTATCCTATAAATATGTGCATATAAAGAAAAAAATTAAGGCTTACTATTGCGGGAGGGACAATTTTTTATCTCTAACCATTGTTTTTATTGACATTAACTTCTCTATATAACCATTTCTCCTTAACAATTTAAATGTTAAATTCTCATACGAATATTCGCCTCCCGATTCGAGACCACATTGTCTAAATTTCTTAATCTTGTCTTTTAATTCATCTACCTTCTTAGTTACGTCCTCTCCCGATTCACCCAATTTATTTAATAAGTCTATCTGTTTTGCATATTCCTCACCCTTTTCAAGTATTTTTTTCTCATCAATGTCTTCATATTTTTCTAATTTCTTAGGTTCTGCCACCCATTCATTATTTAGAACAGAGTAAACTCCCGTAGACATATGTTTTTCATCAATATCTTGAACATAGAGCTCAACGTCGAAATTTTTTATTGTAATGTTGGTATTGGAGTTCCAAATATTTTTTTTACTATCAAAAAATTCTTTAACTATTGTGTGATATGATACCGAATTTACTTTACCAGCGTCAAACTCATCTAAATCAATCAATATGTGTAAATCAACATCAGAATAATTTGACCAATTAAAATTTGCCAATGAACCTGTTAATACAATATCATATACAAAAAAATCTATACCAAGAAACTCTAAAAATTCATTACTTATTGCAAGTAATTTTTCCCTTATCTCTTCTTTTAATATAAATGTGTCACCATCTTTATCAAAAATTACATTAGGCAAAGAATCTTTTGACCTGAAAGATTTTACAATCTCTTGGTCTAACTCATTATCTTCTATTAGTTCTGATATTAAACTCATTTTACTTTGCGATACTTGTAATTTTTTGATATAGTACTATTAAAATATTTTCCTTGGGACTCAGCCATACGAAACTTTGTAAAGGTTTCCCATGGAACATCATCGTACTCATAAATAGAGCCGTTATTGAATTCCATTAACAACTTCTTATCGTCAGTATTGTAAGTTGACGACTTTAAATTAGAAGAACTAATACTAACCTCAATTAGGTTACCCGTGATTTTTTCTGATGTTATACCCATTTTGATATTTTTAATATAATATACCTAATAAATATCAAAAAGAAAACCCCGATTTCTCGGGGTTTCTACTAATTCAAAGAAATGAATCGTTCAAGAGATTTTTTCTTGGATTTCGGAAGAATGATTTCTAATACACCATTTTCTACTTTACCTGTAATGTCCTTTTCAGAAACATCATCAGGTAGTGAATAGGTCTTTTTAAAAGAACTTACGAAAGAATAATTGACATTATCATTTTCTTCCTTTTTATAAGAGATAGTTATGATTCCCTCTTTAATTGAAATCGACAAATCTTCTTTTGTCAATCCCGGAACTGAGAGGTAAACCGCGTACTCATTATCTCTTGTAACGAGTTTCGATGAATTATCCCTTACAAGGGATGGTCTCTCAAAGAAAGTGTCTAAAACGTCTTTGAATGGGTCTCTGTAAAATGTAATCATAGTTTATTATATTTTTGTATATTCGTACTCAAATAACATTCCGACGAATAAAATTAGACAAAGTGTCATGTGTTTTTAATTTTAACTGAAAAGTTGTCACTTATTTGTTTTTTAGACGGATTATTGTTATCTTTTATTAAAATAAAATTAGATGCCAGTAGATTTTTTTGAAGAAGGACCGACGACTGCTCCTAAAAAGGGAAGAAAGGGTTCAACAACCCCAATCCTTGATAATTTTTCAAGGGATTTAAACAAGTTAGCTGAAGAGGGTAAAATAGACCCAATCATCGGAAGAGACAAGGAGGTAAAAAGAATCGCGCAGATACTTTCTCGTAAGAAGAAAAACAACGTAGTTGTTGTTGGTGATGCCGGTGTTGGTAAATCGGCATTAGTTGAAAAATTGGCAATGTTGATTATCAAAGGTGAGTGCCCATCTAATCTAATAGACAAAAGAATAATGTCTTTAGATTTAACTTCTCTTGTTGCAGGAACAAAGTATCGTGGTCAATTTGAAGAAAGAATTAAAGCGATATTAAATGAACTTCAGAATGAACCAAATGTAATCATCTTTATTGATGAGTTACACACCATGATTGGTGCAGGTAATGCTAGTGGTTCAATGGATGCTGCTAACATACTTAAACCCGCTCTCGCAAGAGGAGAAATACAATGTATTGGAGCAACAACCTTTGACGAATTTAAGAAACACATTGAAAAGGATTCAGCATTAGTTAGAAGATTTCAAAAGATAATATTAAAAGAACCCACATACCAAGAAACAATACAAATTCTACAAAACTTAAAAGATTCATATCAAAACTATCACAAAGTATTCTACGAGGATGGTGTTATTGATACTATTGTTAAACTATCTGGTCGTTTCATAACAGACAGACAATTCCCTGATAAGGCAAT